AGGCATTACACCCTTAACTGGTGGAACTACTCCTACTGGAGGTGCTGCACTAGGTGGTGGCATGGTTACTCAGGCAGATGTTCAGAAGGCTGTAACAGATGCACTTGCTACCCAACAGGCTAAATATGATTCTTTGGCTAAACAAGCAGCAGCCGAAAAAGAAGCAACAATTCTTGCTACTCGTACTAAGGCTAAAGATAAGTTAACTGCAATGTTAGCAGCATATAATCTTCAAGGACTTGCAACTTATATTGATGAAGAAATTTTAAAAGATACATCAGAAGAAATGATTTTGTTAGGTCTTTATGACCAACCTTCATATAAGACACGCTTTCCTGGTATGGATGCTTTGCGTAAAGCAGGTCGTGTAATTAGCGAAGATGAGTATACCAAGATAGAAAACGCTATGATGCAGACTGCTAGATTCTTTGATTTACCAAAAGGTTTTTATGACAACCCAGATGATTTTGGTAAGTTAATTGGTAATCAAGTATCTGCCAAAGAATATCAAGACCGCTTACAAGTAGGTCAAGATTTGGCTCGTACTCTTAATCCAGCAATTAAACAACAACTAACAGATTTCTATGCTGTAGGCGAAGGTGATTTAACAGCCTATGTTCTTGACCCAGATAGGGCTTTATCATTAATTCAGAAGCAGGCTAAGGCTGCAACCTTTGTAGGTCTAAGTCGTGCTGCTGGATTTAAGATGCCTGAGATTAGTGCTGGCGTTGCAGAAAATATTGTTGCTACTGAACCTTATGCTAAATTAACTGAGGCTCAGATGCAAGCAAAGATTGGTCAAGCAGGCGAACTTCGTAAAGAACAACAACGCCTAAGCCAAATTGAAGGCATGACATATAACGAGCAAGAAGCCTTAGATGCAGTTATTGGTGGAGATACACAAGCAATACTTGCATCACAACAAAGAGCACAGCGTGAAGTTTCTCGCTTCCGTGGTCGCTCAGGCGTAACAGGCTCAAGCCTTGGTGCTCCAGTAAGCATCTAAACAAACAGAATCCCCACCCTGACCAACCAGCCCAGGGGGGCGTAAAAGTCTGGTAGCAATAGCCGTAATAGTTTCCCCGAACTTATACGAGGATTGCGAATACAACTAATAGAAAAGGGAGAAGGTAGATGGCTACCAATTACTACGATGACGATGAAGATAACGACACAACAACTGATGTTGTTGGTCAACTCCGAAAAGTCAACCGCACACTTGAAAAGCGTGCAAAAGAACTAGAACAGGAGTTGGCAGGTCTTAAATCACAGACTCGTCAGCGTACTGTCAAGGATGTACTACAGGCAAAGGGATTAAATCCAAAGATTGCTGCACTTATACCACAAGATATAGAACCCTCAGATGAGGCTCTTATGAAGTGGATTGAGGATTACGGTGATGTGTTTGGAATCCAAACCCCAACAGAAGAAAAGCCTGCAGAAAAAAGTCCCGAAATTAAAGCACAAGCAAGAATCAATAACATAGTCGCCACTGGCACTGCGCCAGATATTGACGAAGATGCTTTTGCAAAGATTGCCAGTGCTAAGACTAAAGAGGACTTAGACATACTCCTTGGTTTGAACTAAACAACTTATACATCAACCCACTCACTAGGAGGTGAACCCAATGGCAAATGCTTTTAACGACACCTCGTCTATGGCTGGTCTAGTACAGACCGCTTATGACCGATATGTTGAATTTGCCCTCCGCTCCCAGCCGATGATTCGTGCTGTTGCGGACAAGAAGCCTGTACAACAGGCAATGCCAGGGTCATCCGTTGTATTCTCACTTTACAACGATTTGGCTGCTGCTACTTCTACACTCACAGAAACAACTGACCCAGATGCAGTTGCACTAAGTAATGTTGACACCGTATCTGTTACTCTAAACGAGTACGGTAACGCATCACTTGTAACTCGCAAACTACAGTTGTTCTCACTATCCGATGTTGACCCTGCTGTTGCAGACATCATCGCGTATAACATGGCTGACTCACTTGACATCGTGGCACAAAACACCCTTCGTCAAGGAACCAATGTTATTTATGGCGGAACTCGTACATCTACTGCAACTGTTACAGCATCAGACACTATTGATTCTGCTGACATCCGCAAGGCTGTTGCGAAGTTACGCTCAAACAAGGCTGTTCCTCGTGCAGGCAGCCTATACTGGGTAGGAATCCACCCAGAGGTATCACATGACCTTCGTGCAGAGTCAGGCTCTGTCGGATGGCGTGATACTCATGCACACACTGATGCTTCTCTTGGCAACCTGTTCGCAGGTACCATCGGAACATACGAGGGTGCTTTCTTCGTAGAGAACTCTCGCATGTTCTCTGCTAAGGATGGTGCAGACCAATCTGCTCTTGCTACAACCGCAGTAACCGTTGCAGGTACTTCAGCAGGCTTCACCTTCGGTGTTGCTTCTTCTTCAGTAGTTGCAACTCGTTCAGAGGTTGGCGACAAGATTGCTGGAACTGGTATTGCTTCAGGTGCAAAAATTACTGCACTATCAACATCAGGTTCAACAACAACAATTACTGTTGACACAGCAAATACTGCTGCTGTTACTGCAACCACTGTTGTAACTGTAACTCCTGTAACTCGTGTATTCCGTACACTGCTTTGCGGTAAGCAAGCATTGGCAGAAGCCGTGTCACAAGAGCCAGGCGTAGTTATCGGACCTGTTACTGATAAGTTAATGCGTTTCCGCCCAATCGGTTGGTACGGAGTCCTTGGATGGAACCGTTACCGCGAGGAAGCGTTGTATCGCATTGAAACTGGTTCATCAATCGCTGCTCTGTAATTGATTGACTGTAGGGCAGGAGCAATCCTGCCTTATGGTGAGTCCATTAGGAGGACCATGGCAAACTATTACTTCACACCACCAACAGTGGATGAAACACCAGCAGGTGGACCACCATTGTTTGACCGTTACAAACTTGCTCGTGGTATATCTGTACTGCGTACCAATGGTGTATACTCATCCTTTAGATACCCAAGCCAAACTCAAGTATTGGCTGCGGAGGAATTTTATTTGGGTGGCACTAAAAACTTTATTGACCAAGAAACAAGGGATGCTTTAGTAGCACAAGGCTACGGAGCATACATAGTGCCTGCATGAAACATTGGGAATATCATCCAGAACCTAAAGAAGGTTGCTTCGGTTGTAAAGCACTATCTTTAAATATGAACGCTGGTGAGGCTAACTCTAACCTTAATATATCTGCAAAAAAATGGGATAAAGAGTTACAGGCATATAGAAATGCTAGAGCACAAGGCATACAGCCAGATGGAACTAGCATGAAACAAATTGAGAAAGCCGTAAAAATCTCAAATCAAACAGGTAAGGCATACGGCGCATAATTTAGAAGGGGACCATGACAGCAATAGTTGGCGTACAAGGAAAAGGCTGGGCTGTCTTAGCAGCAGACTCAATGACTACATATACGGATAAACCTTATGTAGCCAAAGGGTGTGAAAAAATAGTTAAGGTTAATGAGTATCTAGTTGCAGTAGCAGGTGATGCTATAGCAGGAGATATTCTTAATAACCTATGGCAGCCACCAAAGGTAATTAAAACTCAAGACTCAGATAGATTTATGATGATTAGAGTTTTACCTTCTATAAGACAGACATTAACTGAAGCAGGTTATGACCCAGCACCTAAGAATAAAAATGATGATGATGCTGGCTGGGATGCTTTAATTTGTTTTAATGGAAAAATATATCAAGTTAGTGATGACTATGGATATATGCGAGATGACAAAGGTTTATACGGAATAGGTGCTGGTGGTGGTATTGCATTAGGTGCATTATCGGCATTAGATGCAGAGAGAAGAACGCATACTAAAGCAGCAAGCGCTGCTAAGAAAGCAATCAATATCGCTATTCAGTATAACATCTGGTGTGGCGGACCAGTAAATATCAAAACCCAATTTACTAGATAAGAGGTTAGAAATGTGTATTGAGTGTAATTGCTTCGGCACTGTTACTCCTTATGGAGTGGGTGGAAGAACACCTACAGAACTACCAAAAGAACCAAATGTTGCTATCTATAATAAACCAATTTTTCGCATAGGCGAAACTCCACATGGCATGAAGCCAATGATGGATGACTACAAAGATGAGGATGGTATGTAAATGCCAGCACACTACGGAAAAGAAATGAAATCAAAAGGCAAGAAGATGGTTAAAAAAGCAGCATCTAAAGCAAAAAAGAAAATGCCTGCAAAAATGATGATGGGCAAAAAGAAGTAAATGAAGAAAGCAGTTGCAACAAAAAAAGTTAAAAAAGTTATGGGTGAATACAAGCGTGGAACTTTGCGCTCAGGTTCTAAAAAAGGACCAAAGGTAACATCCAGAAAGCAAGCCGTGGCTATCGCTATGAGCGAAGCAAAGATGGCTAAAAAGAAAAAGTAACAATGTCATCAGGACAATTAAAACGCCATGATGGTTTTAATCCAGTTCAAATAAAAAATGGCATGATAGTAAGACTGCGTAAAGATGGAACAATAAAAGCAGTCTTGGGAAAGCATGGGGAATATGGCAAGCAAGAAAGACTCAAGGCTCGCTAGAGCAGGAGTATCTGGTTTTAATAAACCTAAGAGAACTCCTAGTCATCCAACAAAATCACATGTAGTAGTAGCCAAAGAGGGTAGTCAAGTTAAAACTATCCGCTTTGGTCAACAGGGTGTAACTGGTGATAGACAACCAAGTGCACGACAAAAATCGTTTAAGGCTCGTCACGCCAAGAATATTGCTAAGGGCAAAATGTCCGCAGCG